CCCGTCGAACCACGGGCTACCACGTTGGCATCCGCCTTCGCGGACATGTCCGTGCCGAAAAGCATCTCGTAGACATAGAACATACCGACGATGGGCTCGATCACGTACTTGTCCACGCCTGCGATGACTTGCTTCACGCCCTTGGCGGCGTTGCCCATCAGCATCGCTAGCCCACCGAGCGTACGTCCTGCACCCGCCGTCTGTGGCTGACCCAGTACGTATGCCGGTATGCCTGACGTGTCATCCGCCTGTTTGCTGAAGTACTCGTAGACGCGTAGCAGTTGGTCAGCCACCGACGGTATGACTTGGAACCGGAACGCAGGTGACGGGGTAGTAGCATACTTGTCGGACTCCACAGCGAACATACGGTACGGTGTAATCTCGTCAATACGTTCTTCTTGTATCAGCCGCGTCTGGTCATACTCGCCTATCGGCCCCGCGCTGAAGGCCATGTTGCGCACGACGCTGCGTGCAGCACTGTTGCAGATGCGTTGTACATCGCGCAGGCGGCACGGTAGGGACGTGCCCCAAAACGATCCGGGGATATTCTCGAAGGACCCAACGTAGAATGGGCGTTTGCCGATGGGGTTCGGGTTGAGGATAGACCTCAGCACGTAGTCGCCGCATATCCAGACCTCTGCCTCGTACATGCGCTGCGGGTCCACGTCCATGACGCCAGACAGTAACAGCAACTCGCCCGGCACCTTGCCGTAATACGCCAGCACTTCGTACTTGAAGTCCACAGCATCGACGGTATCCGGCTTCGTCCGGTTGTAGATAGCCTCGACAGTATCCAGCGTCATCATTTCCCGGAACCCACTCGGGAACTGCACGAACACCTTACGTATGGCCGACTCGTTGAAGAATGGTAGGCCGATACAATCCATAAGTTCTGTCGGACTCATGGGCATGCGTTCGATGATGTACGCGCCGCTGTTGGGGCACACGCTGTTGGGTGACGGGTAAATACGGAACGGGTCTACGCGCACCATCTGGTAGGACAGGACGCTCGCCGTCTCCATCGTGTCGCCCTGCCACCGCAGGCGGGACACGTGCTTGACCACAGGGCCACGCAAAATCGCAGACGGGTACGTACATAGGTCATGCAGGAACGAGTCGAATACCAGACGCCAACCACCTTCCTCCATACGATCCTTGATGATCGTCTCCATGCGTCCCGTACTTTCCTCCGCGATCTGATCGACGTGCTTCTGCGCAGCAGCGATCAACTCCACGGCACGGTCACGTAGGTCGAAGTTGAAGCCGAACATCGCTGCCTCTTTCTCAAGGCGTAATGCAACGGCTTCCTTCACTTGGTCGGGTAAGTCAGGCTTCGGCGTAGGCTGCAGGGTCCACGGCTGGTCCTCTGCACCCGACAGTATGTCGCTCATCCACGACTTCAAGGCACGTATCTTGTTCGACGTGATCCCCATGTACACGTCGATATCGCCCAGTAGCGCACGGTCCTCGGGATCGTACTCGTTGTTGTACGCCCTGATGCACCGCATCAACTCCGTCTCGATACCGCAGGCGCGCTTGTGACGTTCCGCTTCGCCGTACGCGGAGCGGATAAACGTAGACAGCCGCATGAGTTCCATGGGCTGCTCGTAACAGCGCGCCAAATCCCGCACGGACTGTGCGTACGGGTCGAATGACATGGGATATGCGGCCACTGGCGTACTCCCCCGCTAGACGTTTAGTCGGCAGGTGTTTCCTCGACGTTCTTCGGTTCCTTGATGAACGCGAGAACCTGTCCTGCCACCGCCACGATCATCAGCGGTGTACCCGGCGTAACCAGCCAGCCCTCGCCCACCGCAGCCGGTGTCGTAGGCATCATACCGCCGCCACCGTCGCTCGAACCCGCATCCTGCCCTGCGCTCAGCGTCACCCAAATGAATGACGTGGTTTCCACACGCCAGTACATGCTATTCAACGCAGCCTCGAATGCGGCGGGGTCCACGCTGAAGTCCGTATGCTGCGACACGCCCGATGGCGTGAAAGCCTGCATGTCGATGGGGTCTGACGGTACGATCCATGGTAGGGGTTGCTGGACGATACCCCCGGCATTCAGGGCGATCAACGCGACGTGGACGGCTTCAGCCATGGTGTTTCCTCAGTGGGCCTTGATGTGGCGTTCTGCCCACATAGCAGCCTGCTCCAGATTTGTCACGGCCAATGACAGTTCGCGGGTGTGACCCAATTCCTTCAAGAAGTACAGGAAATCGTCGTGCAAACGTACTAACTCACGTAGCTTCTCTGTCTCGCTTGGTGCGAGTTCATCGTCGCGCCTAGGCATAAAGAAACTTCTTCCGTGTCTGTGGCTTGGCCTTGGGCCGCATGCTCTTTACCACGCCTGCGTAGTAGTGCAGGCACGCATACTGCAGCCCGTCATGTGGGTGGGAGGCGTAGTTCTTCTCAGGGCGTGGGTCCTTCGCCACACTCTTGAGGGACTGCTTGCTGAACTTGTAGGCCCCTTGGAAGCCTTCCAGCAGCACCTTGCACTTGGGGTCCACGAGGAACGCGTTGTTCCGCCGTAGAAAGAAGTCCACGCTATCGCGTCTTTGCAAGAAGTCGTTAGTCAGCGCAGGCTGTGCCGATATCCCACGCGCCTGCAGTATCTCAAACACGGTGCGGTTGGACAGACTGTTGCGCGCCATGCCTGCCGGATCACCGATGCACAGCACCTTGTAACCGCCATACGTCCCCTTCAGCGTGGGTATGAACCACTCGTTGAGGAAGTCATCGAACGTAATACCCTCTGGCGCTATCTCGTCCACCACGCATAGCTGCCCACGTGGCATCATCTGCGTGAAGATCGCTGCCGGGTTTAGCCCCCAGTCCATGCCCACAACGAGCGGGAGTAGCTTACTGACGTTGAGCGGTACAGGTGATCTGTGTATGCGGTCTGTGTAGTTGGCATACACAGGCTTTCCGTCCATGATCTGGCCGTACTCACCCATGCAAAAAACGCGAATGAAGGACTCATCCGCAGCAAGCGTCTGCTTAAGATAATAGTCGTACCCATCGGGTAGCCACTCGATGTTCTCGGCGGTGGGGTTAGGAACGTATCCCCCTACCCCGTCGTTCATGTCGGGGTCGTACAGGATACCCGGCGGCTGTCGGAACAGTCTGTACTTCTGTGGACGCTTGACTTCAAACAGGTCGTACAGCCAGTGCCGCGTAGTGGGCGGGTTGCTGTCCATGATGATGCCTGACCACGACGCACCACCCCCCGACGACTTGTCAGGGTAGCGGCCCACGCGCGTCAGCAGCATGTCGATCACGCCGTCGGCTGTCTCTGAAGCCTCGTTGATCCACGCCGCAGTCACTTCCAGCGACTTCAGCCGCTTGATATCTTCCTCACGGTCCAGTGGCAGGAACCACACCTGCATGTCCATGATCGTGCCATCAGGCAACGTACGCTTTGCGTGAAAACGTATGGGCGAGTCCAGCGTCAGATGACCCATGGGGCCTATCCAGCGCATGAAGGTCTTGATCGTCGTGGACTTCAACTCGGCGTAGGTCTGGCGTATGACTAGGAAGCGGGTATAACGCACGCCGTTGAACGGTGCCTGCTCCGACGCGATCTTTAGCATTTCAAAGCACATCGAAGTGGACTTGCCCGAACCCACGGGGCCAATGACGGCACGTACCATGCTGCGGTCAGCATGAAACTGCACCATCGTAGGCGATGGGACGTACTGTACGTACTCGGGAGCCCTTACTTTCACTCGCTCGCTCCATGTTGCCTGTCGGCAACTCGCTCACTCGTGTTTCTTGTAAGGCTGGCCGTATGACCGAACACGCGCTCGAAGGGGGGCAGTGAAGCAAGAATAAACGAAGCCGTAGGCACGGAGGCAGGCTCCGACTCACTGGGGCTCGGGCCGTACGCCTCGTCCAATGTGTCTGCGTAGGCTTCCGACTCAGCGGGCAAGGCGAAGGGGTCAAACCGATGCGCGTCGGTGATCTGCACTGGCTGTTGTGTAGGGACAGCGTAGGCTTCGATGACGGGTGGCCTACCTGCCATCCCGCCCCAGTTGATGTTCAGATGCAGGGCAGGCGGCGCAGGCTCGCTCTTGCCGGGCGGTCCCCATCCCTCGCTGTGGGCACGCTCTGCCTGCCACTTAAGCTGCTGGCTCAAGTCGCGTTTCATCGCCGCCTCTTGTGGACTGCCAACGTCGGCAAGGAGTACTAGCTGAGCCTTGATGACGCACACTTCTGCATGGATGACCATAGCCCGCTCCAGAGCGTCGCTCTGGATACTTTCACTCACCCACTCGTGAAAGAACGTAAGCGGCACGCGGTTGGATATTGCAATCTCCGAAGGTAGACGCCCGCCCGCAATCGCTTCGAGGATGCTAGCTGCGCCCATCTTATCGAGTACATCGAACCAGTACGAACGATCCACCGCCGCGACTTGCGTAGGGTCCGACTTGAGGCCAAACAGATAGTCGAACGCCAAATCCATACGCTGCGCGGCAACGGCTCCTGCAGGTCTTTGCGCACGTCCGCTGTCGCCTTTCACTAGCAGAACCGGGGCGGGCACCGGGTGTTCTCGTGGTGCTGGCATCCGCCCCGGCGTACCCGGCGCATGAGGCACATATGTGGGCTGCGTGTCGTACGCAGCGACTACGGCCTGTCTGCGTTGGGCACTGGTGGTTGTTGCACGCGGCATCTACTTCTTCCCACGTTTTGCAGGAGGCTTATGCGTAGTGTGCTTAGCGTCGTGCGCCTTCTCGATCTTGTTGAGCGTCCCGTAGACGTAGGCGTCCTTGCGCTCGCCCTTCAGCCCCTGCTTCGCGGCCTGCTTCCGCAGCCGGTCCTCGATTTCCTTGGGCATCTAAGTACTTCCTCGGTGCGTTCGTTTGGCAGCTTAACCCGTAGCACTGGCACTTGACAAGGTTTCGACGTACGCTTACGTCTTGGAGTGCGCCGGGTGCCCCCGCCCCTAGCGCCGCAAGTCCACACTTCCCGGTGTTGGAACAAGCAAAGCCCCCAGTGCAGACTTTATCCCCCCGCACTGGGGGTGCTTGTTTGTGGTACAGGTTAGAATACTTGTAGGTCGGTGGCCCGGCTGCGATTTCCGCAGCCTTTGGGCCTTACGGGGAAATCAAAAAATATAGTTACAGTTCGCGCGCTCAGTGAGCGAAGCGGCGTGGTCCCTACGGGGGGCTTCGTACTTGAGTGTGCGGGGTCACGCGAGGCCCCCTCACAGGCGTGGGCGCTAGGGTATAATAAACGGGGCGGCGGCACCTCGGGTGGCGCGGGTCCTTTGCCGGGGTAGGGGTGGGGGTTACTACCTACGGTAGAAAATCTACGTTTTAAACCTGCGTTTTGCCGGACTCTGAGAGTCCGAAGCCTACGTTTAGGGGCTTGTGCTGCCCTACGTTTTGTGCCTATAATCCCTTTCGCTGTTTTACATTGTGAAAGTTTCCTAAGCACTCAAGGCAATAATGCCTTGGGGCGGGAAACTACGTGTAAAAACAGCGTCTTAGGAGAGTGCACTATGGCGAAAGCCAAAAAACTACTGACCGGCGCTGCGTTGAACGCAATCAACGCAACGCTGATTGACGCGGCGAACGTGTCGCGCGGCATTTTCGTGGAACTGGCGGAAGGCATCCGCATGGTTTCAGAGGGTGAAGCGTTGCAGGACGCCGCGTCCAAGGCGGAATTGGACGATCGTTCGGTTCTGTCGGGTGTCATCTACAAGACGCTGACTGGCTACGGTGTGGCCAAGGCTGACTTCACCGTCACGAAGTCAGGCGCGCGTGTTCTGGCTACGGAACACCCGGTCAACGCCGTTCTGGCAAAAGCGTGTTCCACGCTGTCGCATGGCCTAGAGCCCGGTTCCAAGGCTGCTAAGAAAGCGTCCAAGCATTGGAGCGTGTCCAAGGGCATGGGTGTGGATGTCATGTTCGGCGCACTCAAGTTGAACAAGGACGGCACTGTCGCGGCGTCCGAGACAGCGGCGAACACGAAGGCGAAGGCGAACAAGACTGTTAAGGCGCAGTTGAACGCCGACGCTGAAGCGCGCGCCGTTGCGGCATGGGTGAAGCTACAGACCGTTCCCGGTCAGCCTGCCAAGGGCAATCCGTTCGGCGACGGCTACGCCGTCCTGCAGAAGTGCATGGCGGATTGGCTGCCCGGACGCGCCGACATGATCGCCAAGCGTGAGAAGCACGGCAAGCGATCCAAGTAACATCTACAGAAAGCCGCCCGAAAGGGCGGCTTTTTTGTGTCTACATTTTCCCAGACTCCGAGAGTCTACAACCCCACGTCGCAAGGCGTGGGGTTTTTTTGTGCCTACGGACTCCCGGAGTCCGGCGAGCAATAGTCGGGTGGCGTAACTCCTACAGTTCAGCGAGCAATAGTCGGGTGGCGCACGTCCTCGGGTGACTCGATAGGCAGGCCCATTTCACGGCACAGGTGGGCGGGCAGGTAGCCCGTATGCCACACCGCACGGGCTACGATATGCTGTATCTCCTGCCTGCGTGCATCACTTAGGGTGGTATCGTGCACATGATCGTACAACATATCCCATTTGTGATACATGTGTGTCTGCAACGTCCTGCGTATGTGCTGCGCACGTGGACTCTCGGAGTCCAGCCTACGATCTACCGCACCGAGCCACATGGGGTATATGACGTAGAACATAGTAGTTCCTGTCATAAGTGCACGCTGCACTTCGGGTTTACTCATGCTTGTTACGCAACGCTCATAGAACGCTGGCATAGTTGCGGGCATAACACCTGTCTCGCGATAGTTCTTTAGCCACTCACCCACCCAACCCGCGTCGGTCGCCCTACCATGCTCGTACACGTAGCGTATAGTGCCAGCGTAACGGGTGATCGCTCGCATGTACGCCATTAACTCAACCAGCCCGGCGAGTGTTAGCTTCACGCCATCGGCATATGCCTCGTACCAAGGATCGCCAGCGGTATAATAGGTGCGAACCATGCTCTCCGGGTGATCTGGTAGTGCCCTAGCCATGCTCTCGATGACTACGTTACGTGTATCGGAGCCCGTGGCTTTACCCTTCGTGTAACCTACGAGATACATCAACAATTTGTCGCTATCTATTCTTCCGAGGGACCCGTTAGCCAAACTGGTTAGGTCTATCGAGGGGTCCCTAGGCGTGCTAGGCGCAACAGTGAAGCGTGCGATAGTGCCCAACACGTCCCCACGCCTCTCCCTACCACGCACTCTACGCAAGTCGCCCTGCGCTAGCTTCGCTGCGGCCTTCTCTGCACGGAGACGCTGCAAAGTCCCACTAAGTTTGGCCATATCCACTCCCCTAGTTTACTAACTACTGCACTTACATTTCAGAAAGCTAGCTGAACTCAGCCAATTTTTCAACTAGTTAGTTCTATAAAAGGTTAGGTAC